CCTATGAACAAATCAAAGGGTTCCGATTAGCGCATGACGAAATCAACGGGTATCGGCCGAGGCGGTCATCGTCCGGGCGCGGGCCGAAAGCGCAGTCTTGGGGCGATCGAGGTAGAGGCGACGGCCCCGGCAGAGAAACGCGGCAAGGTCGCGCCTGACGCCGAGGATGGACCGGCCCCGGAAACGGCCACAGAGATCGAGGCGCTGGCCTTGTCGACCCTTCGCCAGATCATGCGATCGTCGCGGCTGGACAGCGCGCGGGTGAGCGCCGCCAAGGAAGTGTTGCTCCGGGCGCAAGCCGAGCGCGAGGCGTCGGGGGCCGGGGGCAAGAAGCACAAGGCGGCGGAAACGGCCAAGCGCCACACGGCGCCGGGCGGTCGGTTCGCTGTTCAACCGCCTCCGGGCGCTGACGGGTCGCGGGTGCAGTAAACCATGCCTGAATGGTCGACGGCCTGCCCAGACTGGCGGGAGCGCATCGTCACGGGCAAATCGCTGATCCCGTTCGAGCCGCTCTTCCCGGCCGTCGCCGCCGACGCCATGAAGCACTTTCGGGATCTCAAGATCGTTGACGCGGTCGGAAGCCCGACCATCGGCGAGTCGAGCCGGCAATGGGTGATTGACTTCGCAAGCGCGATTTTCGGCGCTTATGACCCGACGACGGGCCGGCGGCTGATCCGCGAATTCTTTCTCCTGATCTCGAAAAAAAACGGGAAATCCACCGACGCGGCCGGCATCATGGCGACGGCGCTGCTGATGAATTGGCGCCAGAGCGGCGAGTTCCTGATCTTGGCGCCGACCCTTGAGGTCGCCAACAACAGCTTTTTTCCAATCCGGGACATGATCCGGGCGGATGAGGAACTGGCGGAAGTCCTGCACGTTCAGGAGCACGTCAAGACGATCACGCACCGCGAGACGGGCGCGACGTTGAAGGTCGTCGCCGCAGACAATGAAACGGTTTCCGGCAAGAAAGCGATCGCCGTCCTGATCGACGAATTGTGGCTGTTCGGCAAACGGGCGAACGCCGAGAACATGCTGCGCGAGGCGACGGGTGGGCTGGTGTCGAGGCCGGAAGGCTTCATCGTCTATCTGTCGACGCAATCGGACGAGCCGCCCGCGGGCGTGTTCAAGCAGAAGCTGCAATATTTCCGCGACGTGCGGGACGGCAAGATCATCGACAAGCGCAGTTTGCCGGTCCTGTACGAATTCCCCGAGGAAATGATCAAAAACGGGGCCTGCTACGACCCCGCAAATTTTGGCGTGACAAACCCGAACCTTGGCCTGTCGGTCGACCGGGAATGGCTGACAGACGAATTGCAGAAGGCGCGCGCGGCCGGCGAGCAGTCGCTGCGTGGGTTCGCGGCCAAGCATCTGAATATCGAAATCGGCCTGTCGCTCCGGAGCGATCGCTGGCCGGGCGCCGACTTCTGGGAACAGAACGCCGAGCCGGGCTTGACGCTCTCGGAAATCCTTCGGCGCTCGGACGTGGTTGTCGCGGGCGTCGACGGCGGCGGCCTCGACGACTTGCTTGGCCTCGCGATCATGGGGCGCGACAAGGCCACGCGGCAGTGGCTGCTCTGGGCGCATGCGTGGGCGCATACGTCGGTTCTCGATCGTCGCAAAAGCGAAGCGTCCCGGCTGCGCGATTTTGAGCGCGACGGCGACCTGACGATTGTCGATCGGTTCGAGGACGCGTTCTCGCAAGTCGCCGACTTCATTGAACAGGTCGAGGACGCGGGCCTTCTCGCGAAGGTCGGGCTTGATCCGGTCGGCGTCGACATCATCGTCGACGAGCTCGCGCAACGCGGCATTGGCGGCGCCGAGGATCAGGCGGACGAGAAGCGCGTGATCGGCGTTTCGCAGGGCTACAAGCTGACCGGCACGATCAAGACGGCGGAAGTGAAATTGTCCGACGGCCATATGCGCCATTGCGGGCAACCGCTCATGGCGTGGTGCGTCGGCAACGCGAAGGTCGAGACGAAGGGCAACGCCATCGTGATCACGAAACAGGCGTCCGGCACCGGCAAGATCGACCCGCTCATGGCCGCGTTCAACGCGGTCAATCTGATGAATTCGAATCCGGAGCCCGCTGGCTCGATTTACAGTGCGGAACGCGGCCTAGTTGCGTTCGGCTAAGGGACCGGCGCCATGGGGCTTTTCACTCGCATCGGGAAAATGTTCGGCAAGCGGTCGACTGACTCGACATTCGACGATCTGATCGCGAACGAATGGGGCTGGTCGGTTCCGTCGACGACCGGCGTGCGGATCAACCAACAGACCGCGCTCAACGCGTCCGGTGTGATGGCGTGCGTCACAATGCTCGCCGAGGACGTGGCGAAAATCACACCGAACCTTTATCGCCGCCTGCCAAATGGCGGTCGCGTCGCCGTCAAGGATCATTTTCTTTACGATCTGCTCTATCGGCCGAACGACTGGCAGAGCGGGTTCGAATTCCGCGAGATGCTGCAAATCTCACTCGTGCTTCGCGGGAACGCCTATTTCGTCATCATTCGCAACGGTCGCGGCGTTCCGATCAAATTCGTGCCGGTCAATGCCGATCGCGTCGCGCTTTGGGAAGCGCCCTCGGGTGAGTTGTTTTATCGCGTGACGCCCGTCGGGCTGCACGAAATGGCGCAATTGCGCGACGAGCCGTTTCTGATCCCCGCCGAGGATATGGGGCATATTCGCGGCTTCTCGCTTGGCGGATTGCTTGGCGCCTCGAGGATCGCGCTGGCGAAGGAAACCATCGGTCTCGCGATCGGACAGGAGCAGCAGGCCTCCCGGTGGATGGGCAACGGGTCGAAGCCGTCGGGCCTCCTGACGACCGACCAGAAGTTGAACCCGGAAGCGGCCAAGCGCATGGCCGCCGACTGGAAGGATATTCATTCCGGCATCCAGAACGCCGGCAAGGTCGCGGTGCTTGAGCAGGGCCTTAAATTTCAGGCAATGCAGTTGTCCGCGTCGGACATGGAATTCATCGCGAGCCGGCAGTTTCAGCTTCAGGAGGTCGCGCGCATCTTCCGCGTGCCGCCCCATATGATTGGCGAGCTCTCGCGCTCAACGAACAACAACATCGCGCAGCAGTCGCAGGAATACGCGAACTATACGCTGACCGGCTACACCGAGCGCTGGTCGACCAAGCTCGACGTTATGTTCGATCTGCGCGCGCAAGACCTGTTTCTGGATTGGGATTATTCGGTGCTCACGCGCGCCGACATGATGACGCGGTTCAACGCCTATCGCATCGGAATCATGTCGATGTTCATGAAGCCAAACGAGGCGCGCTTGCGCGAAGGCATGGATCCAGACCCCGAGGGCGACAAGTTGATGGCGCCGCAGAACATGGCGGCGGCCGGATCGCAGTCGACCGGAACAACGGGCGATGGCGGCGGTCGGCCGGAGGGCTCGTCGGAAGGATCGGGGTTGAACGCATGACGGACGAGCAAACCGCCGAAGCCGTGTTCGACGGCCAGACAAAATTGATCCGGCGCGGCGTCGCCGTGCGAACTGGCGGCGTCGCGGCCGAAGTCGGCGACAACAACGACCGGACGATTTCTTATATTTTCAGCGACCAGTCGGTTGCGCGCGATGGTCACACCATCCGAACCGATGGCTGGAAACTCGACAATTTCCTGATCAATCCGGTGTTCCTGTGGGCGCACGACTCGGAACAACCGCCGGTCGGCAAAGTGGTCGAGATCGGCGCCGTTGGCGATCAGTTGCGCGGCGTCGTCGAATATCCCGAGCAGGACGTTTACCCGTTCGGCGACATGATCTTCCGCATGACGAAGGGCGGCTTTCTCAACGCGACGTCCGTTTCGTGGTCGCCGATCAAATGGAAATTCAGCGCCGACAAGAACCGACCCGGCGGCATTGATTTTCTCGAACAGGAACTGCTGGAGATCAGCCAGGTTCCGGTTCCGGCTCTTCCGTCCGCTGTCGCCACGGCGCGCGCGGCGGGCATCGACACCGGCCCGCTCTATCAGTGGGCCGAAAAAGTTCTCGACGGCGGCGGGATGATCATGGTCCCGCGGGCCGAACTTGAAACGCTTCGCAGAGAGGCCAAAATGCCGTCATCGAAACCGAACCGCGCCGAACGGCGCGCCGCCGCCGCCATTGCCGCCAAGGAGCAGGACAAGGCGCCTTCCGCCGACGCGCAGTCCCGCAAGATTGGCAAGCGCGGCCTCGGTCACGTGTCGTGGCTGGCCTATCTGCTCGCCGACCTCGGGTATCTCGAGGAGTGCGTCG